GGATCGTTGAACTTCTGCTTGAGTAACTGTATCACGGGCAATCTCCTCGCGGGTTATGTTTAAAAGACGTTCGACACGCTTAGTGTCTTCGCCAATTTCTTTCATTTGAGCAAACTTTTCTTTGACGAATAGGCCAAAAACCCCCATCACAACAGAAAGTACTGCCGACCAAATTGTGCTTAGTTCCATATCAGCACATCTTCCCACGGGTTTTGCCACGCTGGGCTATACCATCGGCACGACTAGAAGCGGAGGCAACTTTTCCGCCATTTTTCAAATTATATGGATTAGAAGGTTTCTTTTTTGTAGAGGCACTAGAACGAGGCGCATCACGATTAAGAAGTTTATTAAAATCAATATCCTCCCTATCAACCTTATTCATCGGTGTCATTCCGGGATCATCACCAAAAGTACTGCCGCGACCATCTCGACGTGGAGTCATTCCGGGGTCTGTATCTTTTTTGGATTTAATTGCTTCCATTAAACCATTGATAATTTCATCTTCTTTATTAGCCATTTTTTACCTCAGCACTTCCATCTAGCTAGTGAAGCAGCCTTACGGGTAGGCTTGCCTTTTTCGTCCTTCATTGGACCGGGCATACCAGACATACGCGCACAGAATGACTTCTTGCGAGCACCGCCTTGCGGCTGTGGCGCTTTGAGGTTTGATCCTGTGGCTTTATTGTAAACAGCACGTCCTTTGGCAGTCAGCCCAGCCCCCTTAGAGACCGGCAGCTTCTCACCGCGACCTACTGCAAGGGATGGGGTTTTCTTAGCCATAAAACACCGTAGCTGAAACAGAGCCGCCAACGCCTACAAACATGCCGTTACTGCAAAGTATCCCCTCGCCGGGAATCTTAATTGGTAAACCAACAATGTTGTACGTATCAAGTTCTAACAAAATGCTGCTGTAAAACGTCACCGCTCCGCTAGTTGCTGTCGATGCGGCAGTTGTTACAGTAAAAACATTTGCGTTGGTCTTGGTAACTGCGTAAACCCCGTCCACTGCTGTGCCAGTGGTAAAGTCCATAAAGACTCTATCGCCTGTTTCTAGCCCGTGCGCTGTAATTGTTACCGTAACAGTGGTACTAGCTGCAGTTCGAGCATATGTGCCCGTCTTGGATACAGTAGGGTCAGCCACAGCCGAACTACGCAATGAAGCCGTAGCAGGGGATACCGTGATTGCTTTGAGGCGCACACGGCTAGTAGTAACAACCTTGGACGTTGTTGCGTGGTAGGACAGGACATCAGTTTGCATGGTCATAATGCAGCCCTATCCGTAAAATATGGTCGTTGTTACTGTAGCAGCAGGAAGAAAGACATAAATGCCTGCAGAGGCTAATATTCCTTCGCCGGGGATTAACGTGTAGAACGAGGTTCCAGTAGCGCAATCAATCTCAGTAAGAACATCCTGATACAACGTTACAGCACCGCTGGTTGTTAGCACACCTGTAGTTACAGTAAATGTACTTGTAGTCGGAGCAGTTACAACAGTGTAGGTGTCCGGTACAGCAGTGCCAGTGGTAAAGTTTAAGACAACTCTATCGCCTACAGCAAGCCCATGATTAGCGTAAGTTACAGTACAAACTGTAGTTCCGGGGATGTCATAAGTAGCGGCCTCCGGAATATTGTTTGCAAACGTTATATTTAAGGTGGATGTTGTAGACGGAGAAACTACAACCCCTTTCAGGCGGGTGCGATATGCAACAGCTACACCTGTTTCGGTGTTGTGATACGACTTTACGTCATATTGCATCATAATCAATCTCCTGTAATGCGGGGGCCGAAGCCCCCAAGATTAATTAAGCTGTGCGTGTAAACACGTAAGTTGTTGGGCTGGAGAACATGATGGTAAAACGACCAAGACCTGTTGCGCCAGCAGTAATAGTCAAGTCACCAAAACTGCCAGCAGTGTCTACGGCGGCAGAAGACAAAATACCATTGACAGCAACAGCAATGGTCACATTGCTTGCACCACCGGTGTTATCAACGTACAGGTCCATAACAGTCCCTGCAGTTGCACCAAGAGCAGTGCCAAGAGCAGTGCCGGTAGGCAAAGTAATAACTGTTGATGCGGCTGACGTAGAAGTGATGTAGCCAGTAGCAACTTGGGCAGCAGTCGCTGTAGTTGTTGCGTTAATAGCAGCAGTTGTTGGGTGATTCTGATCTGTATAAACCAGATTTGTTGCTGTTACAGTTGTAGCCGCTAAAGTTGTTACGCTAGTAGCAGTGCCAAGGGTAGCTGTAACAGTGACTGCGCCAGTTGTTGCGTTGGTAGAGATAGATTGAAAGCCATTTTCCGAGCGAACTGGGCCATTGAATGTGGTATTTGCCATGATATTTCCTTACATACAAGTTAGGCGCATTAGTCTGTATGTAGTCAGCCGGGACTGTCTAATGCACCGGAAAGCCCGGATTAGCTGAAATATAGCACGTTGTTTAAATGTGTGCAAGCAATAAAAAAGGCCCCCGAAGGAGCCTTTTCTACAAGCACAAGGGCTTAGGACGAACCGGGTGAGCCGAACATTCCGAGTGGGTCACTCCAACCGAAGCTATAACGCTCGCGGGCTTTGTAACGTACATTTCCGGTGTCGAAATCACCATCCATTGAGTTGGTCAATGCAGTACGCTCGAAATGCTTCAAGCCGTTAGGCACGTCAGTAGTCAAATACCAACCGTTTGTGTCGGTCAGGTAGTGATTAACGCAATAGCCTTCAGGGATCGAACCATTGTTCTTCAATGCATTGATATCGTTGTCAGCAGTACCAACACGGAGGTTAGTGTCCAACAAACGAGTAGCAACGAACATCAAAGATGGAGGAACGATCAGCTTACGAGGTTTGGCAGCGATCAACAGACCCTTTTCATCCACCCAAGCGGCGATCTGAATAACGGCGGCTTCCAAGGAAGTCTCGTTTAAGTCAGCGCCAGTTGTGGGACGATTGCTGTTGGTTCCACCGTTAACCAGTGGGTGTGCAGTGCTAAACAAAGGTACGCCGTCGCCGCCGTAGTACTGAGACGAGTTAGTGAAGCCGTTGTTGATAACAGCAGCAGCCTTAACTTGCTTAGTGTACGCCATAGCGCGAGCCAAAGCCTTGGTGTAACGAGCAGACAGTGAGTCATACAAGTTATCTTCTACAGCTTCTTCAGTGATGGAGAAACCAAGAGCGATAGTTTCGTGGTTGTAGCGAGCCGTGAACGCTTCCTGTGCATTGTCATAAGCAATGGCAGAACCTTCGTTCTTGACTGGTGCTGCACCGAAACCGGCAAGCTTGGTCTCTTCTTCAAAGCTACGCTCAGATGCCTCTGTTTCGTAGATCTCTTTATGCTCTTCGCCGTAGCGAGCGTATTCCAAACCGAACAATGCGTTCAATCCGGGGAGCAGTTCTTTAAGTAGTTGTGCGCGTGAAATAGCCATGATTTAGCTCCTTACAAACCGACGTTGTTTAAATACGAGTGAGCACTGGGGTTGAACTTAACCAACACATCAGTGAACGCATCGCCGATTGCCGAGAAGCCTTGAACCTCAACAAAGCCCACAATACGGAAAGCCGCAGCAGTGGTTTGCACTGTAGCGTCCAAAGCGCTGGTTGAGTTACCAGTTGTAGTGGAACCTGTGCTGGTGCTTTGTACAGCGGCAAAGAAGGTGTTAGTGCCCAAAACGGATTGAGCGCCAGAACCATCTAGCTGTGCTTGGAACGCAACGCTTGGGTCAGTAATAACCTTAGCTGTTACCACACCGGTTGTGCCGGAGGGGTAGTACTGAGAGTTAATCACTTGACCTTGTGCATTGACGTACTGGCAACCGACGAAAACGCCGATTGCACCGATGCCGCTGCCGCCAAGGTTGTTGGTCGTAATGTCTGCACCAGTGGCGGTAGAGATAGCTAAATAGCCGTCCGCGCCAATAATGACCACCTGACCATAGAAAATATTGGTGGCTTCGCCAGCAGGGTCAATCAGAAAAGTCTGAGTTGCACCAGCATAAGGCATGCCATCAATACGGTTAATGGGACGTAGCCCATAGGGAGAAGCTGTAGCTGCCATTTAATGACTCCTAAAATTTATGTACCAGAACCGAAAGTGACTTTCGATTTTTTATCGACAATCATCGACATATTAGATCGAGCGTCCCTCTCGCGGAGGAAAGTGTTGTCCACTGACTCCATCTGCATTTTGTTTTTGTCATCGTAGTATTTCATACGCTGTTCCAACAATTCAGACGGGATGCGGCAGAGCAACAAACCACCCACTTCGATGTTTCCTTTGAAACGACCTTCAGTGGAAGCGTGCATCATGAGCTCCGGATAATCCTCTGCTTTGCAGGGCTCGTATCCTTCGCGTAACTTGGATGAGATATTTCCGGGATCAGCTACACCTAATGTTGAGATACGCACCCAACGAGGTGTCCAACCGGGCCGAGGGTTTGGTGATGGCAAAGTTTCGGGTGCACGCCAAACCATAGGGCGTTGCTCTGTTTCTCTGCTTTCAACCTCACGACTTTTACGATTTTGCTGTTCCATTATTCATTCCTTCCAAGTAAAGCAACCTGTTTTGCATACTGCTCTGGGGTAATCCCAAGTTTACGAGCTAACGAAACTTGAGACGCCTTTAGCTTAATGCGACTGGGCGGAGTGCTACGTGCTGCCGAAGCAACAACATTAGCAGGTTTTGAGGCACGGTGTGGAGGTGTTTCCTCTTCAACCGGTTCTGACTGATTTTGGGAAGGATCGTCATCATCCTCATAGCTCCCGAAATTCTCGGGGAATCTTTTACGCATGACTTTGTCGATTGTTTTGAAATAATCGTCTGTGCCAATATAGTCAGCACCATATTGCTTTTGCAGTTTTTTGTCAAGGCCCATTGCAGACATAGTCATTTCTTCGTCAACGCCGAACCATTCGGAGTTTTCGGAAATCCATGCCTGCGTCTTTGGGGCAACCTTATTTGGTTGTCGAGCTGGCGGGGGATCGTCATCCGAGGATTCAATTGGTCTCATGGACTGAGCCCGCTCTATTTTCATAGTTGCTTTAGTAACCTCTTCTTGAGACGTTACCATGCCGTCTGAATCGCCTGCTTCAAAGGCTTCTTTCATTCGTTTCTTGGCGTTATCAAGTTCCATCTGAGCAGAGCTTTTGTTCTGCTCAATAAATACTTCGCTGCCCGACTTCAGTTGTTCCTTGAGTTTTTTATTCTCACTGTAAACCTGTTGGGCAAACTCTTCTGCGGCTGATCTTTCGCGTTCCGCAGCTTCTTTGGCTCGGCGTTCATCGTGGTATCCACGCGTGAACTTTTTCAACCTAGCCTGAACCTTTTCGTCGTAAGAGGTTAACTCGTCATCGGTTAAGTCTTCGGGTGGTGGAGCAGCCTTTCGGTTGCGATCCTTTGCTGGAGTATCGTCTTCAATCTCCACTTCAAATGCCTCTTTGGCGGCATCTTGTTTGTCTTCAGATAAATCGTCACCAATATGTTTTGGTAATGGCATTTTTTTCTCCTTATGATGCACGAGAAATAGCTCTCGGGTCTTCCACAACTGCTTCAACCGAATCATCATTGATGAGGCGGAATTCACGGCCATGAATCTTCAAGCGGGTGCCTGAATTGGGTCGGACGATGACGAAGTCACCTTCCTTGCACGACGGCCCACTAGGGAACCGGGTTGGATCTTTGTAGCAGTCAGGCCCAAGCTTGACGACAAATAACACTGGGGTCAGAACTTCTTCATAGTAGATAGTCTTGCTAGATTTAATTAGCGAGCTGTCTTCAAACTCTTCAGACGCATCAGGTATGACGCAGAGCATCATGAATCTTTTTGGGTCTGGCAACTGCTTGGCTTTTTGTTCAGATGTGGTATTCAAAATACCAGACAAATCTACCGCAGCGACATCAAAATCAGTCGTCATTATTTATCCTTTGCACAAGGTCTTTACAGATAATGTCAGCGTGGTTGAGACCAAGGATAACGCCACAGACATGTTGGTATTCGGAATAATCCTTTGCACGACCAGAGCTAATAAATTCCTCTCGATCCTGCCGCATTTTTCCAATTTCCTTTTGCACAAGCAGTAAAGCTTGGTATTCACTTGTCATTTAGTTCCTTCCGGGGATTCTGGGGCGATTCATCATTGCTTTATTTTTTGCAATGTCTGCCCCGATTCGCAGACCTTCAAGTTCTTGCTGGCGTTCCAGTTTGTCCTTGTTGGCTGCGGCTGTTGCTGCCACTTGCATGGCGGCAATTTCTTTCTGAGATTCAATCCTTGCTTCTTCAATGCGAAGCTGGTCAGCTTTAGATGCGGCGTCGATCTGCATCTTCTGCTGTTTAAGTTGAAGCTCACCCTGTTTAATTTGCAGTTCTTGCTGTTGCATTTGTACAACAGGATCTTGCATTTGTTGCTGAGCGGACTGCTGTTGGGCTTCAGCGGTATTCTTTTGGAAGAGTTTTTGTGCAGCTTGAGCGGCCATCTGAGCGATCTGATTAGCCAGTTCCGGGCTGACAGTTTTGTTTTGATCTTCCGTTGGGAGTGGTAGACCCATAGCCTCTTGGATTTGACGGCGGTACTCGAATCCTAAGTGTTCATTGATGTGGGCCATCATTGCGGCTTGAATCATTTGAGCTTGTGGATTT